GCAGCACAGACGTGGGGGGGGTGGGGTGGTTTCTTTTGTTGTTTCAAATGGAGTGATTGAGATTTGTACTAATCATTCCATAGAGACAAGAAAAACTCTATAAATAAATTCATACTTTAACAATCTGGCAATTATATCAAATCAATCTAAGATTTCAAAAGTGGTTTAAATAGTAAAGAATTAAGAAAAACCAACGAATAGATTTCGAAGATTTAATAATTTCTCAGGCTATTTGAGCTGATAACGATGCCCACCCGAGCAATTGCGGGTTTTGTCATCTCGCAACTGTAGTTATCAGCTTGAACAGCCTGAGAAAGGGAATTATGAACAAAATTAACGAAACCGAGTTCGAAAAAGAGTTCGAAAAAATCAAGAACTCTAAAATTGAACTCAAACCAACAAAACAAAAACAAGGAGAAAATAAAATGAAAAATATTAAGAAATTTAACTGGAAAAAATTAATCGAAACAACTAAAACAATTGTAATTTACACAGCCGTTATTGCTGGTTTAGCTTTCTACTTTGGCATGAAACAAGGCGAAGCTAACACAAAAGTAAATAACGATAAATTAGTTGAGACTATTCGAAATTTAAACCAAAACAAGTAAATCCAAAGGTATCGAATTCGATAGGTTTAACTATGGCGAATTCGCCACAATTAAAACCAACTCTCGAAGCTGCGACTAAACAGCCAAGCTCAGCTCAAACTGTGGAGGTTCGAGTTCAGCCCTCGCCCAAAATTGCGAGTTCACAGGTTGCTGGTCGGTGCGAAGAGTTTCGAGAATTGGTTGAAAAATACCCGTGGAATTCAAAAGTTATGCTGGTAATCGCTCGAGCGGAGAGTAATTGCAATCCAAGATTAGACAATTCCGGATTAAATACAAACGGAACTTACGACTACGGATTATTCCAGATCAACAGTATTCACGGCCACAGCCGAAGCATTTTAGCAAATCCAGCCAAGAATACCGAGATTGCTTTCAAAATCTGGCAATCGCAAGGTTACCGAGCGTGGGCAGCATACAATAACGGATCTTACTTGAAATTTATGAACTAACCAACATAAGGAGAAAATATGAATGATAACCAATTAACCAACCAACAAATTAAAGAATTATTCTTTGAAATCGTTTTGAAAGAAAAAGCTTATATCGAAGATGTCGATTGTGACGGCAAAAACTATGCCACAATCGCAGGCGATATATTTGATGAAGAATTTAACGATTATTTAGATAGCATCGGTTTTTGGGAAGAATCACCAAGTGTTGAAGCTTGGCGACAATACAACGAAGGAGGATTTTAAGATGAGCAGTTTAGTCAAATATGTAAATAACGAAGTTAGGATTGAAGAAATAAAAGACTCAGCCCGATTGAAAACTATCTTAAACAATCCTGTAAACACTAAGTGGCTTAAAAATCACCCTACCGCAAAAAATGTTAAGTATCTTCCAATCGATAAAATCGAAATGCTGCTTGATATGATTTTCCAAGAGTGGCGAATTGAAATTTTAAGCATTTCGCAGCTCGCACAAAGTGTTTGTGCAACAGTTCGGGTTCATTACAAAAACCCAATCACTGGCGAGTGGAGTTTTCACGATGGTGTTGGCGCAAGTCCACTCCAAACAAACGCTGGTAAATCTGCTGCAGACCTTGCCAATATTAAGAATAACGCCGTTCAGTTAGCCGCCCCTGCTGCTAAATCTTATGCAATAAAAGATGCAGTTGAACATCTTGGTAAAATGTTTGGTCGAGATCTTAATCGAAGTGATACGGTCGGCTATAAATTTTTGTATAAAGATGAGCAGGAACAGCAAAAAGAAGTTAAAGATAATTCGCAAGAACTTATCACTCAGCTTAAATCTTCGAAAAACCTTAAAGAACTTCAAGCTAATTTCGTTAAAGGAGTTAATAAATTCAAAGGTAATAATGAAGTAATTGAAGAGTTAATTAAAATTAAGGACGAATTGAAAGGTCAATTGAAATAATGAAAATCTTAAACCTTGAACAACGATCAGATGAATGGCTACACTTCCGTGAAGGCAAAATCAGCGGAAGTAAAGCCAAGGAGTTCGGCACACCTCGAACGGTTTTAAAATCTGAATGGTTAGATCTTGCGGAAAAGTTAAAAATCGAAATTCCACTCAACCAGAAAGGACAACCAAAAAACTTAACAATTCAAGAACTTAAAGAACTCATCGGTGAAGCTGAAGTTAATAAAAAAGAATGTGAAGTTGAACTTGGTGATGCGATTTATAAGCTAATAGCTGAACGAATCGCAAAGCCAATCAACGAGAACGATTACGCAGATCGCTTAGGAGATCGCAAATATTCTGCTGCTCTTCGTGGTGAAATTTTGGAAGAAGAAGCGCGTGAAAAAGTTGCCCAAAAACTTCGCAAAGAAATTATCGAAGGTCGGGTTTGGCAATCTGATATCAACGAAAATATCATTTGTTCACCAGATGGCGAGATTGCTAACGAAAATGGCGAAATCACTGAAGCAGTTGAAATTAAGTGTTTAGATAATTGGAAGCAAGTGCGAGCATTCTACGAACAGCAACCACCCAGTGAATACAGACAGCAAATTATTCAATACTTTGCAGTTAACGAGAAACTTGAAAAACTCTACTTCGCAATGTATTCAGATTCATTTGCTCTTGCACCACAGCTCGAACTCTTAATTTTCGAACTTAACCGTAAGGATTTCGAAAAAGAGATCCAGCGAGCGATTTATTTTGAACAATCTGCTCTCGCGTTAGTGGAGCAAGAAGTGGAAAAACTATTATTTTAAGAAAGGATTTTATGACTCAAGAAGAACTCAAAAGCATCACGATTACACCCGAAGAAACTAAAGAAAGCGGCTATTTCGAATTTGGCGTGCACGAAGTAAAAATCGCTAAAACTAAAATTGATAAGCACGACAATAAACCCTATGCAGAAATCTTTGTTGAAAATGATTCAGCCGAAGATCGTGCGCGGCTTTGGTTGCACACCCCAGACACTCGCCGAATCTCAATTGATACCGTTCGCAGAATTTTAGTTCATAATCAAGAAAATGAAGATATTAAACAAAAGATTCGTGAAAAAATCCAGCAAATTAAAAACTTGGCAGACTTTGCAGCACTTCTCGAAAAAACAGTTGGCTGCACTGCTTGGTTTAAAGTTAGCGAAGATGAAGACCGAACTTACGAAAAGGACGGTAAGGTTAAAAAATCGATCAACCGCCGAATTTACGGCTATGAGCCAAAATCTGACAATCTAAAAACTCAAGCCGAAACTAAACCTGAAACTCAAGAACCCGAAACACCTGAAAACTTTGATGAACCAGTTGATTTAAGTGATATTCCATTTTAAGGAGTTAAGATGATCAAGAAAGAAGAACTCTTGCACCTTAAGGTTTGCGACTACCTGCGCAAGAATTATCCTGATGTGCTATTTCGAACCGATTTTAGTTCAGGCATGAAGATGACACCAGGCCAAGCAGCAAAACACAAGAAATTTCAGAAATCACGAGCTTGGCCAGATTTGTTCATTGCTAAGCCAGAAAAAGATGTTTTTCGAGATAGCTTCAGTGGCGATAAATATTTCGAATTTTTTGCCGGATTATTTCTTGAGTTGAAAGCTGAAGGCGCAAAACTTTATAAAAAGAATGGTGAAATGGTTGCAAATAAGCACTACCAAGAGCAAGCAGAAATGCTAGAAAAGTTACGAAAACTTGGCTATTGTGCGGATTTTGCCGTTGGTTACGATCAAGCAATTCGAATTATCACAGATTATCTCGGCGAACCAAAGCAGAAGAAAGTCGAATTTAATAACTAAAAATGGAAGGATAACTATGAAACAACCTGATATTCAGCATTTGATTATGCAAGATCTAAAATTTAAAATGTCGTCTTGGCGCGCGATTGCATTTGCTACAGCTATAGCGTTTGGTATTTTACTAGGGCTATTTATCGGCTCAGAAGCTGAACTCAAAAGCACTAAAGCTAAGCTAAACACTACGGTTGATTGCCGAAAGTAAATTAAAACCATTTTCCCGACTTCAGGAATATGGTTTTAAGGAGAAAAATAGAAGAAATGACTGATTTTACTGTTAAATGGATAGATGAAAAAGGCATCGAACGCACCAAAAACTATAAAACCATAGACGATGCAACCTACGCTCGAAATTGGCTGCTCAAAAAAGGTGCTAAACAAGTCGAAATATTTATTAACAAATAAGGAGGAATATGAAAATTGAAATTCAATTTAAAAATAGCCAAACTTTAATTCCCGTAAAGGTGATCCCTGCTGAATGAAAGCGATATATCGAGGTGTAGCTTGTGCTGAGCTATTCAACAAGAAATTCGAAGTTCCGGAACACAAAACGCGAACTTTTGAAAAAACACCTGAAGAAATTAAAAAAGCTTTAAAGATTGAAGAAGATCGAAAAAGATATTTAGACAATCAGCGGAAAAAGAAAAAAAGAAAGGAGAAATATGAAGAGGTATAAATTACTTAAGGATTTACCTTTTGCGAAAGCTGGAACGGTATTTACGAGAAATACTTTTAAGAGTAAAGATGGTCTAAGTGATTATGATTATCTTGAAGCTCATATATTGTTAGATGGTGATCAAGATGAAACTTGCTTTGGTCTTAAGCGAAACTATTTTATAAATAATTTTGATCAATGGTTTGAAGAAATTAAAGAGCCTAAAATATTTTTCACTATAGATATTTATAGATCAAAATTTAAAGAAATAAATATTGATTACTATTCTGGCTGGAGTGCTTTGGAAGTTAAAAATATAAAAGATTTAGGATTACTATTTAAAACCGTAGAAAAAACTAAAAAGTATCTTAAATATCTAAAAGCCAAAGAAATTATCAAGCAAGACACCAAAGGATTTAAACCTGATTGGAATAACGGAGATGAAACTAAATTTTTTGGCTACTGGGATTTTATTCTTGAAGAACCAGGTCACGGTCTAGACTATAGAGCAAAGACTCCAAATATATATTTCCAGTCCCCAAAAGACATCAAAGAAAGCTTTGCAAAACACCCAGAAGAATGGAAGACATATTTGACTTATGAGCAATAATGAATTACAACTAACAGATTTAGAACAACAAGTTTTAGAAGCTTTTTGTGAATTATATTGTGACTTTGTAATAAACAAAGGTGATCCTGTTCCAAGGCGACACATAAAAGGTAGATGTAATCTTTCAAACTATAAAATATTGAAAGCCTTGAAAAGTCTTCGAGAAAAAGGCTTAATCAAATTAGTTCGAGAATATTATGAGGGAGATTTAGAAGAAGAAGCCTTTATGATGATTGGTTATAGACCAACAGGCAAACTTGAGGCTACAGAATTTTATAAGACAATTGATAAAAAAGTCGAAGAAGAGATTAGGGAACATTTCAAATTATATTAACCTTAACAATTCGATTCCAGCCTTACGAGGGGCTAAACCCCGAATGTTCTAAAATGTTTTAAGGGGAGGATTAAAAATATTTAATCGTCCCTTGTAGGGCTGGAAACAGAAAGGATTTACAAAATATGAATAATGAAGATGAATCAACAAACATATCAACTAACGGCGGTATAGGCTTTTTAGGAGCATTAACAATTCTATTTATTGCTTTAAAATTAACTCATGTTATTGATTGGAGCTGGTGGTGGGTTCTAGCACCATTATGGATACCAGTTGCAGTAGTTCTCGGAATTATTGCGATTGTAGCTATTGTGGCGTTGTTTGTAAAATTTATAGTAAACGAATTGAGGTAGATATGAAAAATACAGAATGGAATAAGCTTACCACGAGGCCTCTTAATAATGAAGAAAAAGAGTGTTACGGAAATAGATTTGATTTTATGTGGGAAGGTAATCAACCTGAAATAGGTGAAGAAGTTCTTGTTTATACACTTCGAAGCAAAGAAGTATATACAGATATTTGGACTGATGATTTTAATTTTGGCCTAGGTTTTGAAAACACAGAGGAAAAAGTTATTTATTGGATGAGCTTCCCAGAACCGCCTAAAATTAAGGAGAAAAAAGATGAATAAGCAAGAACCAACCAACAAGGAACTTTTAGAAATAGTGGCAATCCTTGCAGAGCTATCGCTACAAATCGTGACTGAAAATCGCACATATTGGAACAATTTTAGGAACCCTCCAGAAACAAGAGCAGAAATGTGGGAGCAAGCGGATAAGCTCGAGGAGATAAGTAATAGAGTTAATTTCCTTTGTGAGAAATCACAAGACCTCGTATTGGAACATAAGGATTTATTGAATTTAGACATATTAGGAGAATAAAATATGAACAAAGCGTCTAAATGGAACTTCAAGGAACAAAAATACGAAGATTATGAATTACCAGAGAATTGCCCTTTAGTCTGCTACGATATGGAGAAAATAATAAATTGTGCAGATTGCAAGAAAGAATTTCAATATAGAAAAGGTTATTCTAGTAAAGCAATTCATAATGAATACGGCTTCGGTTATCCAGTATGCGAGGAATGCTATAAAAAGGAATTAGAAAATGAGAGGAAGTATAAAGAATATGTTTAAAGATATAGATTGGTCAAAAGTATTTTTATCCTTAATGATTATGCTTTTAATAGGTTGGTTTATTTTTCTAATTATATGGGGTATCCAAAATGAACCGCCACAACACAGTGCCGACACACTTCGAAAAATCAAAATCTGCCAAACCTACTCAAACGATTTTTGGCGGAACGATATAGATTTTATCGATGGTAAATGTTATTATAAAGGTAAAGAAGTTGAGATAAAATAAGGAGAGATAATGAATTTTAACGAATACCAAAACCAAGCAATCCAAACCGATGTTGCACATAACGCCACTACAGACTCTGCTCGCTACAACGGCTATATGGAAAAAGCCCTTGGCTTAGCTGGAGAAACTGGTGAAGTTTTAGAGATAATTAAGAAAATGATTCGAGATAAGGGCGGAGTTTTCGAAACTACGTCAGAAGATCGCGAAAAACTTAAAAAAGAACTTGGCGATGTGTTATGGTATCTTTCCGCCCTAGCCTTTTATAATGATATTAAACTTGAAGATATTGCAAAAACTAATATTGAAAAATTAGCTAGCCGACAACGGCGAGATAAGATTCATGGTAGTGGGGATGATAGGTAGTCTGTAAGAAAGATAATTACTGAACAACAGGGTTCTTTTATTTCGCATTTTCTGGTATAATAAAATAAAAAAAGAGGTGGTCACTATGAAATTAGGACTATTAATGCGTTATGATAAAGTCTACGGATTTTTTCATGAAGACGATAAAACTAAGCCAGTTGTGCTGATTTATTCAGGAGATCGGACAGCAGAGTTTAGTTATTTCAGTTATTTAGTTGATGGAATGAAGGGAGTAGAACAACACTACAAGTTCCTTCCAAATAATATTCAGCTAAGTCCTTTCAAAGACGGCTGGATCAAAGCCGTAGAATAAATCACTCATTATGAGTGGTTTTCTATTGTGCTTTTGTTAAAAATATGATATAATAAAAGTATTAGGGCATCGTTATCAGCATTTTTAGATAACGGTGCTTTTTCTTTTGGCACGGAAAGGTTGAAGGTGGCTAATCCTAATTTTAGTTCAAAAATACTAATTCGTAAACTAGAAGATGATTCAATAGTTGTTTTTTACGATAAGCATTCAATTTATGTTAAGAGTCAAATGGGAATTTTAGTTTTTCATCGCTGGTTTGCTCCGAAAGGCTATTACACTAAAAATTTCAAACCATTTTCTGAAATAGCTAAGCGCAAGAAGCACTTAACAGTTAAACGTTTACTAGATGCTGGGTTAAAATATGGCGTAAGCTACGCTATGGGAACTAAAATACCACAACCAAAATCTAATAGCCAAGAAATAAATTTTATTTCAGAAAAAGGAACTTGGACAAGAAGACTTACGACTGATTATTATTCAGAAAAGGAAAAACAAGATATACTTAGAAAGATCAGATATGACAAAATCTAAACAGAAAGCTAAAGAGAAAGAATTTACACCACAGCAAATTAAATTTGCGATGTTTTATTACTTGCCTGATTCTCCGACATACGGAAACGCTAGACAAAGCGCTTTAAAGGCTGGATTTTCTGACAAATATTCTAGGAATATTACAGTAAAGAACCTTAATTGGATTAAAGATATTGTGTTGGAAATTGGGGGAAAAGGGGTGACGAAAGATAAGCTCGTTCGTAAGGCTAAAAAAGTGCTAGATAAGAGCTTGGATAGTGAAGATGAAAAGATAGCGCAAGATACGGCTAAATTTATTGCGAAGACTACAACAGAGTTTAGCGAAAAGCAAGATATAGTGTCGAATGGTGAAACGCTAACCGTTGCAACATTGGAGTTTGTTAATGGAGATAATCCGAAAGAAAGTTAAAATTCCGATTGAATTTAAGCCACTGTTCGAAGAAAATAAATGGCGAAACCTTGTTTTTTATGGTGGGCGATCGAGCGGAAAAAGCCACGATGTCGCACTTTCTCAAGTTTTAAGAGCGAGAGAAAAGAGATTGAAGTTTTTAAACTGTCGAGAATTTCAGAACTCAATTAAAGACTCAACGCACGCTTTAGTTAAAGCTATTATTTTTGATTATGGCTTTGAAACTGAATTTATAATTACTAATGATTCTATAAAACATAAAAGAACTGAAAGTGAGTGGATTTTTAAGGGCTTGCACGATAATGTTGAAAGCTTGAAGTCTATTCCAAATATCGATGAAGCTTGGGTTGAAGAGGCGAGCACGGTCACTAAGCGCTCTATTACGCTGCTCAAAAACACTGTGCGTAAAGATAACTCGAGGCTTATTTTTACCTTTAACCGAGACACAGAACGTGACCCAGTCTATGTTGAATATGTGATGAAAAAGCCAGATAACACTTATGCGATTAAGGTAAATTATGATGTATTAGAAAAGAACGGGCTTTTCCCAGATGTGATGCGAATTGAAATGGAGAATGACAAGAAAAATAACCCGCAAGAGTTCGCTCACACTTGGCTTGGTGAGCCACTTTCGCAAATCGAAAATGCTATTTTGAGCCGTGATCGAGTTTTAAACGCTATGGATCGAGAGATAGAAGATGACGGCGAAATTCAAATAGGCGTTGATGTTGCACGGCTTGGTGATGACCGCTCTGTGTTATGGAAACGCAAGGGCCTAAAGACAATTGACTTTAAGGTTTATGAAAAACTCAGGACTAATGAACTTGTGGAAAAAATAGAGCAGTTCGCTCAATTAAATAAGGAAGTACTAATCAAAATTGACGACACGGGAGTTGGTGGTGGTGTGACTGACCAATTGCTAGCTAAAAATTACAATGTTCAAGGTATTAACTTTGCTCAAAAGGCGGTAAATGATGATAAATACCCGAACTGGATTAGCGAAGCGTGGTTTCATTTACAAAGCATGATTGATGAAATGCAACTACCGAATAATACCGATTTGCTCCAAGAATTGACAACTAGAACTTGGAGTATGGATAAAAAAGGCAAGCGTGTGGTGGAAGGTAAGGGAGATTATAAGAAACGTGGAAATCGAAGCCCTGACTTGGCTGATGCTTGCATCCTTTGTTATTATACGCCGCCAAAACCTAAGCCTATTGTTTATGCTGGTGTGAGATAGTGTAGCATTACTCGACTATTTGAACTTATAGTTTAAATATGTTTAGAGATTTTTTTAGCCGTTTGGTCGGCGGTAATATGAAAAAGAAGAGCGCCTCGCACTACGCTTTTAATCGGCCAAAATCAATGTTAGGTGCGCATACATTTTATAAAGGGCTATCATATGATAACTCATACCCGTCTATTTCACGAATTGTGAATGAATTTATGACAATTAGGCCATATGCAATAGATAATAACGGTAAAACTATTCAAGATTCTGTGGTGATGAATAAAATATATCACCCGAACCAACAGATGAGCGGTGCAACTTTTCGTGAAGCTTTAGCACTCCTAAGTTTGGTTTTTCCTAAAGTTTATATTCTGGTTTGGAGCTATAATGAACAGGGCGCTCCAACAACTGGACAAAAGATTACTCCTGAAAATATAGCAGGATTTACTATTCTTGAAGGAGTAACTGAATATTATGTTGGTGATGAAAAACGCTATCGAGTTGGTTCTAATGAGTATTTTGATTATGAAATTATTGAACTTCGAAGTGGGGTTAATCCATATGATTTGAGCGGAGGTTATAGCCCGACTGATGCTGCTCGAAAATGGGCATCCATTGATGATTACATTGCAAGTTATCAAGCTGGTTATTTTGAAAATGGTGCTGTGCCAGCTGGACAGTTTATTATTACCGCTGTAAGTGTTGAAGAATATAATAAAATTGTTGATAATCTACAAGCACGACATCGTGGCAGTGGCAGTAATAATAATGTGGTTTATGTTCATCGCCCAATTGAAAGTGCAACAGGCAAGCCAGTTAATGCTCAAATCGAATGGGTGCCGTTTGCTGAGAGTAATAAAAATCTCGACTTAAAAAGCTTGTTTGACCAAGCAAATAAGAAAATTGACAGTATTTATGGTGTGCCTGCAAGTGTTCGAGGCGTAAACGATAACAACACTTACGCCAGTGTGCGAGTGGATGAACAGATTTTTATTAAATATACGATCAGGCCTTTCGCAACACGAATTTGGAGTGAGTTTACACATCAACTAAACCGAATTACGGGTGGATTGGGCTTTGCGATAACTTTTGACCTTGATATTCCTGGTGTGGCCGAAGAAGAAAAGATTGAAGCTGAGCGTAAAGCGGCTGAACTAGCTTTGATTAAGACTGGCTTAGAAATGGGCTATTCATTAGATAGCATAGTTGATGCATTTGAACTCTCGAATGGCTATAAAACGCTTAAAATGGGTGAAACTCCACTAAAAATTGAGAATGACAAGCCTGAAGTTGATGACGGTGGCGAAGTTGAAGAATCGCCAGAAGATTTAAACGCAAAAAGTGTGCATATCTGTAATGAGTGCGGAGATCATCACTGTTTAAAAGCTGATAGGAAAACAAAAAACGAAAAACAAAAAGATAAAGACCAGAATGCACTAGAAACTGTCTTTCGTGATATGACTAATGAACAGATTGAGCGAGCTATTGATAGTGATTTTGAAGATTTTAACCTTGGCGATAAAGATCGTGAGAAGTTCAAGCAAAGAATAAAGGTGATATTGCTGAGCGTGCTAGTAACTCGTGGCGTGGTGGCTTGGAGCGATTTTGTTTCAATATTAAAGCAAAACAATATATCGACTGATGATCTAACCGAATTCAAGCTTTCTGACAAGCTGAAAAAGCATTATGACAAAATGATAACTGACTTTACCAAGAGTTTTAGTGAAGATACGGCCAAGTCGATTGCGAATAGAGTTGCTCAAGCAGAAATAGAAGACTGGAATAAGGAACAGTTAGCTCGTAGCTTGCGAGATATAACAAAAACCGAAGAATGGCGAATTCAGCGAATAGCTCGCACTGAAACACACCGAGCACACGGCCTGGCTGGCGTGGAGGCTGGCGTGCAAATTCAGAATGAATCTGGCGTGCAGATTTATAAAGAGTGGGTGGTGGTGAGCGCTAACCCGTGCAAATATTGCCGCGGAATGAATGGCAGGCGAGTTAATGTAACTGAAAGCTATGTTAAAAAGGGCGGAATTTTGATTGGTAAATCGAAAATCCGTGTTAATGATTATGCTGATATCGACACGGCTGGTGCTCACCCAAACTGTTCTTGCGTGGAGAAGTTTGGGATTGAAGAAAATAATAATGAACCTTGGCGGAGTGTTGAGATTGAAGAATTACCAGCCGAGAAATTTAATGAGGTTTATGGTAAAGGCTGGAAAGATTTTAGTTTTGATAGAAATGAACCCCTGAATAAACGAGAAAAAGAGGTTGCTAAAATTCTATCACATAGCCTTGATGCAAAAGTATATTCTTTACGACGCGTCGAGAAGCCTAATGGGGTGAAGACACCAGACCTAATGATTAATGGAATAAAAGCTGATATTAAGAGCGTGAGTTCATTGCGAGCTATCGAGAAAGCCAGTTCTAAGGTAGCTAAACAAACTGGAGAAGGCGGTATTGCTGTCTTTGATTTGAAAGAGCTATTCGAGACAGAGGAAAAGATTATTAAAAAAGCCCAATTCGAAACCTCGATAAGAAATCTTGAATTTTACGTAATACTTGGTGACAAAATTATTAAGAAATAATAAAAGAGGCATCGCCCTAGTGCTATCCAGCACAAGAGTATGCCTCTTAATATTTTCATTATACCGCATTTTAGCTAAAAAGTCAATATTATCTAATTATTTTGTATAGCTCGACTATTTGCTAGTAATATTAATTTGTAATAGTAAATTTAAAGAGGAAATATGGCAGAAAAAGTTAAGAAAACAGCGCTGGAGCTGAAAACTGAAATTTCGAAGTCCGTGGGAGAAAATGAGGAGCGAAAAATTAGGTTTGTAGCATCAAGTGTAAACGAAGACCGCCATTACGAGAAAGTGGACGTTGCGAGCCTTCGCTTACCTCTAAAGCAAGGTGGTGAGATCCGAGCTGGAGCAATTCCGACAGAAGGAGTGAATGATTTGGTGGATATTCCGCTAATTCTAAACCATTCTGGTGATGTTCGAGATACGATCGGCTCAGTGCGTAGTGCTTTCTACGAAAATGGTGAGCTGATTTTTGAAGCAGGTATCTCGAAACGAGAAATAGCGCAAGAAATGCTATTACTTCTTGAAGAAGGGCACCTCTCAAATGCGTTCTCAATTACAATGTCAGATTTTGACTACAATTTTGAAAGCGAAACAATTAGTAACGCTGAGATTATTGAGGTGAGCTTGGTTTTCCGCGGAGCTAACAGAGAAGCAAGGCTTTTAGCCGTAAAATCTCTGAAAGGTGATGAAATGAACCAAGAAAAAGAAACTCCAGAAGTTTTGAAAAAAGAGGCGACAACTACAGTTTATCCTGAAGTTGTAGCAGACGATGAACCTGAGGTTGAGCAGGCTGAAAATTCAACCGAAAATAATAATTATAACGAAGAGAAAGAGGAAGAAATGGATAAAGAAATTGCGAAAGATGCTATTTCAAAAGCAGCACCAAGTCAAGCTGTGAAGTCTTCAAGTAATTACCTTGAAACTCGTGAGGCGATGAGTGACTATGCGAAAATTCTTGAGAAATTCGCTGGTGCAGGTACTAACGAAGTAAAGAAAGCTTGGGCTGATCATGTAGCGCAAAAAGGTATTAGTAATGTTGAGGCTCTACTACCAGGAGCAATGGTTTCAGCAATTAGCGATGGAATTGAGAAATCTGGAACAATTTGGAATGTTCTTAATAAAACTGGTCTAACAGTTCGTCGAATCGATGCCGAAACGGCTGGTAATCGAGCACAAGGACATAAACGTGGCACAACTAAAAAAGAAACAGCACTAACATTTACTGATCGTGTGATTCGTGCTGGTTTCATCTATGATTATCTAAAATTGAATAAAGAAGATATTGTAGAAAACCGTGATACTGGTGCTTTGGTGAAATTCGTACTTGAAACTTTGCCAAAACGAATTATTGCTGAAATTGAACGAGCAGTAGTGATTGGTGATGGTCGAAGTGGTGAAGATGACAAAATTAATAGCTTTGTTTCAATCCTAGAAGATGCTAAAAATAGTGTTTTTGCTACTGAATATACTCCAACAACAGGCGAGCCACTTTATAAATCAATCGTTAAAGCGGCTGCAAATATCGTGGCAGAAGGTGATGTATACCTTGTAATGAGTAAATCTGCAAAGGCTGATCTAAAACTTTCTGAAACTAAGAGTGGTGCATTGGTGTTCCCACTTGGTGGTGATATTGCTGGCACTTTGGAAGTTAAAGAAATCTTTACTCCAAGCTGGTTCGCACCAGAAGGTGTTCAGGCTGTAATGTTTGTGGGTGATGCTTATGAAACAGTTGGTGATAATTCAATTGAAGCTTACACAAACTTCTCACTAAGCCAGAATAAACAAGAGTATCTACAAGAAATTTACGCTGGTGGTGCTTTGACTAAAGTTAAATCTGGTGTAGTTATCAAAAATGCGGCTTAATTGAAAGGAGAGGGCTAAGATGAAACAACCGATTTCAAAAGATGAGATTGTGGCGTTAATCGGACGCCCTCTCTCTTCTTATGAAGAACAGAACTTTACAATTTTGAATGAGCTAACTTCGGAACGCTTGAATAGACTGCTGAATGGTGGGTTTGATTCTGCAACTGATTGGACATCGGGGCTGAAAGTATTGTATGCGCGATTGTTTAATATCAGTGAGTTGGAACGAAACCACGATGCGGGTATTTCAAGAAAAGCCGTAGATGGCTATAGTGTGGATTTTAAAGAAAATACCAATTATTACGCTCAATTCTGTGAAGAGAACGCAGATTTAATTGCGAAGTATAGAATTTCTAACGGTGGAATTCGACACGGAAAGACTATTTATGAGGATATTCGACACTTTTTCTGAAACGGAATATTCATTTTTGCGAGTTAATCGAGGGAATGTTTACGGTAATACTATTGAAGAAGAGCTGACGAACCGAAAAGGTGTGTTCCGTGAAAAATCTGGAATGAAACGGGGGACGAATGGCGAAGAATTTGCAGAAAATTCAACATTGTTCGTAAAACCTGAAGATATTCCAGTAGATGCCGTAGGTAATGGTGTTCGAATAAATCATAAGACCTATACTATTATTGCGATGTATGAAGGTAAGAATTTTGATACTAACGAAGTGGAACATTTTAAATTAACCATAGAAAGGGCGAGCTATGGCGAAAGTTAAAGTGACATTTAACAGCAAAATGAAAGCTTATTTGCAAGTTCAGCGATTGAATATGCAAAAAGAGCTTGAGGCTAAGGCGGAAAAAACGCTTGGTCGAGCCCGAATGCTTGCTCCTGTTCTATCTGGTGATCTAAAAATGAATGGTCGAGTGGAAAAAATACCAAATGGGGTTTCTGTAGTATTTGGTGATAGTCGAATACCTTATGCTCGGCGACGGCACTTTGAAAACCGTAAAAATCCAGCAACGATAAACTATTTGGAACGAGCTGGTAATCAAACCAAGAAAGAAGGCTTTATAATTATGAAAGGAGATAAATGATTACACTAAATTTATTAAAACTCCTTGAAAATAACGGATTTGGTAAGATTAATAAAAACCTTTTCTGGCAGAAGCTTGGCCTTGGTAAAACTGGCTTGTATATCTCGAACATATCAGTGAATGGAGAACGTGGTAAGCGAAAAGTTCAGCATTATGAGATTTTCAGTATTGGCGAAAACGATGTTGAGGGTTTGAAAAAGCTTGAATCTGTCGCTGAATTCTTGCGAGAAAACTACGCAATTAATGAATTACCAGCCGTGGATGGAATTTGTGAAAAAGTTCGGAATGTGGCGATTATGCCACCCTCTACGATTTCGAATGTAGGAGAGAATAGCCAAGGAAGAGTGGTTTATTCAATAAGTGGAGAGATAATTTATTAACAATAAAGGAGTCAAAAATGGCAACGACATATGAAAAAACATTAAATGCTGGACTTTGGGAACTTGCTCTGGGTGATGTTCTAATTCCTGCTGAACTTTTGGGCGATATTAAAACTAAAATCGCTCTTAAAACAGTTGAAAAAGACACTCAAGCGGGAACTTCGAAACGCCGAACTAATGTAGTGGACACTGCGGAGGCAACTTTTACGCTTTATGTTCCAAGTTTGGATTTCTTGGGTAAAATATTCCCTGAATATTATACAAGAAGCACTGCTGGTGGTGGCGCGGTAACCTTTGGCGGTAAAAATGTAAAAGTGGCTGAAATGCCAGTAAATATGCATCAAAAAGGCGCTGAAACTGATGAAAATGATGTGCATTTCTTTAAAGCAACAGTTAATGTGGATTTTGAGCTATCTCAGACAACAAGCGATGATCCGAGTGTAGAAATTACATTGAATGCACAACCAACTGACAAGGGCTATGTGCGACTTGGAACTGGCGACCTAACAAAAAAGTCGATTTATGATGTTGCAACACAGGCGACAAAAGCAGTAACTGGGTAGGAATCATAGACCATTTGTAGGGGTGAAGGATTGTATATAAATACCCGTAGATCGTATATTGACAAAAATACGACCTACGGGTATAATTTAGATATGAAAATATTTTTATCTAATCAAGATCATTTGAGGAATTTTTCAAGGTTTGTTAAATCTATTGATTTTTCTAATCCTGATTTGTTAGAGGTGGAGACTCATAAGCAATGGATAACTGCACATCCAGCCATATTGGCTTTTACGGCCGCCTTGGCTATACAAACTGGAAAGGAGAATAGTTCTATTGAACTACCACTACCGGATAATGGTAAACACCTTGATTCTATGGGGCTTTTTAATTTTTTAAAAACAGAATCACCTTTTAAGTATGATAAGAAAGAATCATCAGGTAGATATATACCTTTGCAGGTTATAAAAACTGCTGATGATCAGTCTAAATTTATTGCTGAAATGGTGCCATTGCTACACTTACCTGAGAAAGAAAGTAGAATTATTAAGTATATAATAGGAGAGCTCGTCAGGAATGTTCTTGAGCATTCTCAATCTAATGATGGAGCAGTGGTTGCGGCTAATTACTATCCTAAAAAAAATAAGATTAGCATAGGCATATGCGATACAGGAATCGGTATATGGAAAAGCATGAACAAATATTGGCGCCCTAAAGATGATATTTCAGCTATCAAGCTTAGTCTTACTCCGGGAATTACTGGAACTACGCATAAAGAGGGTGGAACGGTAGATAATGCTGGTGCTGGGTTATTCTTTACTAAATCTATAGCACGAATTACGAGGAGTTATTTTACTATATTTTCTGGTAAGGCTGAATATACTCTTCTAAAAGGAGATAAGAGAAATAATGTACTTAAATTAAAAACAGATCCATTTGATGATCCGCATAGAAGCACTCTCATAGAGGGAGATTTTAAAGGCACTTTAGTTGCTATAGACATGTCCCTTAATAATACACCTGAGTTTCAAGCTATTTTAAAACTTATAAGTACAGTGTATGATAACGCTATTCGAGATCGTAAAAGAACTAAATATAAGGAACCTAAATTTCTATGATTGTTATGTATAAAGAAGTTGGCAGTTTTGCCGAGAATAAAGAGTTAGCTAAAAAAATACGAGAAGAAAAAATTTTACCGACATTGGCTAAAGGTGAAAAAATTACATTAGATTTTAATAAAGTTGACGGGGCGACTCAATCTTTCGTCCACGCTCTTATTAGTGAAGCTATTAGAAGATACGGAGAAATAGCATATGAAAATATTCAATATAAAAATGCTAATGATGACGTGCAAGAGGTAATTAGGATAGTATATAGATATATGCAAGAGAGTTTGGAATAAAAATTGCCTGCGAATAAAATTAAAACAGACCGTTGAAGGTCTGTTTTTTGTAGTGTGGAATATTTTTATTTGTATTTATTGTAAAGCTTAATACAGGCATTAATTCGATTCTTAGCGCTAGTAGCGGCCATTAGCAAACCGTCATAAGTGTAAGCATTCGAACCCATTTTACCACCTTTGGTGTATTCACCTCTTAATACTAGGGTTCCTTTTGTGGTGTAAAGCATATTTTCGAAAACATATTTAGTCTTTTTTCCGGCGGAATCTTTAATCTGACGATAATCGAAGCCTTTAATTTCTTCCCAAGAAAAAGTTTGCACAGTTTCATATTTAAAAGCTGAACCATATGAAAATTGAAGCTCTACGCCACCATTATAAGTAATTTTGAGGCGAGCTTTAGTGACTATTTCTTCTATTCCTTCGAAGTCGCCATCGTAGCTGCCTAAAACATACTGGCGCATATTTAGATTTTTAATTCTTAGTTTATCTATAAAATTCATAATATAAATACCTTTCTTATATTTAGATTTTATATCTTTTAACGCCTAAATTCAACTGTATTAGCTCGACTATTTAGAATTAATATAATTTCATAAGATTAAAATGCTGAATGGAGGATTATATGACAGCGATTAGTATTACAATTGAAGATTTAGGTGTAAAAAAACGTGACTTTGAAATTGAGGGCAAAGTCTTTACTTTTACGAAGCCAATGGCTGGACATGAGCTGGAAAAAAGCCAAATTATGTCAAAAATTGTGCGCTTACAAAATGAGATGGTTAAGATGCAAAAACAGGGCGAAGAAAACCTTGATGAAACGAAAGTTGAAGAAATATTAACTGAAATAGATAATTTGACAGAACGCTTGATAAATCACTCCGCAAAATTAGTAAGTGATGGAACGCCAGAGAATCTTGGTGGTAAAGAGTTTGTGGCTAAATATGGTGAAGATGGAATTAAATTATTGACTAAGCGACTATTTGGCGAGGAATAGGTGAATGACAAATGTTTTAGATCTATTAACAGATGAAGAGAAGAAAGACATTGAGGCTCGGTATCAAGAACGCATAAAACGACGTCAAAATTCTTCTAAGCCTAAAATAACGCCAGAGATATATTTAATAGCCAAGTTTGGAATTTATTTTGGCTGGGAAGCGGTGCGAGATGTTTTAAATGACAAAATTAGCCTCGAGATGATGTTTGCATTGATTGAAGGCGCAGAAAAGGTATATTATTCTCAGCTTTGTGAGAATACGAGAGGAACTTTTGTAGCGCAGACATCTTCTATGGCTAAAAACGGGTTCGAGGCTCAAAAATCTTTTAATACTGGAACTGAAGATTGGCGAAAACGAGCAAAAATGGAGGTGTAGCTGATGACTACAGTTGGAACAATTAACTATGATTTCACTGCTGATACTAAAGATTTAGACGAAAAACTGACCAAGTCTGAGAAAGAAGTCAAAAAGAAAGCCGAGGAGCAGAAAAACGCTTATCGTGACAGTTGGTCTTCGATAGGCGATTTTGCGATTAAAGGTGCGGCAGTAGCTAGTGCTGCTGTTGGTGCCCTTGGTGCTGCTGCAGTTGGAGCATATTCAAGCTATGAACAGCTAACTGGTGGTGTGGAAACGCTTTTTAAGAGTTCTTCAAATACAGTGATGAATTATGCTAACCAAGCCTATAAGACCGCTGGAATGAGTGCAAATAAATATATGGAAACTGTGACTAGCTTTTCGGCAAGTCTTCTCCAGGGCTTGGGTGGTAACACGGAAAAAGCAGCTAAATATGCAGACAAAGCCGTAGTGGCGATGAGCGATAACGCTAACAAGATGGGAACATCGATGGAGTTAATTCAATATGCCTATCAAGGATTCGCAAAACAGAATTACACGATGCTTGATAACTTAAAGCTCGGCTATGGCGGAACTGCTAGCGAAATGGCTCGTTTAGTTAATGAATCTGGCGTAATGGGTGGTAGTTTTAAGGCAACGGCCAAGAATATTAACGAAGTTTCATTTGATAAGATTATTGAAGCGATTAGCGTTACTCAAGATAGACTCGGTATCACTGGAACCACCGCAAAAGAGGCTAGCTCAACAATTGAAGGCTCTTTTAATTCGATGAAGGGAGCTTGGGAGAACTTCATTACTGCGCTAGCTGGTGGCGGTGATTTAGAAACAACTTTTAATAATTTAGTTGAGTCGGTTAAGATTTGGCTGGGAAATTTAGTGCCTGTGGCTAAAAAAGCATTTGAGAGTATTGCTAAAGTAGCTTTTAAAGCTTTCGATGATGCATTTAAAGATATGCCAGGAGGTGATATTATTAAATCTTTAGTTGTTGTAGTAGGAACTCTAACTGCCGCACTAACAACATTAGGTGTAGTTATGAAGATAGCGGCTGCAGCTCAAGCTCTACTTAATTTTGTGATGGCAGCTAATCCTATTGTCTTGATAGTAATGGCTATTGCTGCTTTGGTGGCGGGATTAGTATATTTCTTTACTCAGACGGAAATGGGAAAGAAGATTTGGCAAGACTTCTGTAATTTTATAGGTGAAGTCTTCAAAAATATCGGCAACTGGCTTGGTGAAGTTGGTGCAAATATTGGTGCATTCTTCAAAGGGATCGGTGATTTTTTCACTGGAATATGGAATGGTATAACTAGCTTGTTTAATGGAATTGTGGAATTCTTTAAGCAATGGGGCTTAACTATCCTTGCGATTATTTTTTGGCCTATATCTATATTAGTTGGTCTATTCTTTACTTTTAAAGATCAGATTATTGGGTTCTTCCAGTCGGCATGGGACGGAATAGTAGCAATTTGGAATGGGGTAACAGCCTTTTTCGGTTTAGTTTGGAACGGAATTGTTGCGATATTTACGCCAGTGGTGCAATTTTTCGGTGCAATATTTCAGTCGGCATGGGACGGAATAGTAGCAATTTGGAATGGTGTAGTTTGGTATTACACGACTATTTGGAATGGAATTAAGGCAGTGTTTGGTGTTGTAGCTGGATTCTTTATTGGTGTATTTACTACAGCCTGGAATGGTATAAAAAATGTCTTTTCAGGTGTGTTTGGCTTTTTTGCTGGCGTTTGGAATGGAATAGTCGGTATCTTTAAAGGTGTTGGGGACGCAATTGGCGGTGCAATTAGTGGTGCGGTTAAATGGGCTATCAATGGCGTATTGGGCTTTGCTGTTGGTATGATCAATGGCTTTATTGATATGATTAATATTGCTATTGGTATTATTAACGCAATACCTGGGGTGCATATTGGAAAATTGGAAAAACTAAATGTGCCACGCTTTGAGACTGGTGGTATTGTTGGCCCTCAAGGTGGTGGAAGCTTGATTTGGGCTGGTGATGGTGGCGAAAATGAATGGATCGTGCCTGAAAGCAAGATGGCGAGCCTGATTGACAAAATTAATAGCCAAACTGGTGGAACTGGTGGTAATAACTATACGATTAATGTGAGCGGAACTTTTGCAACCAGCCCTGCCGAACAGCGAAAAGTGGCTGAATTGATTCGTGAGCAGTTAGAGCTAAACGATAAGAGGAGATTTGCATAATGAAGATAATATTGAGCGATTCTGCTAAAACTGTTGAATGGCCGATCGTTGAAGTGCCACTACCAGAAACGACAGTGGATAATGTTAAGAAAGTTAAAACACTTGATAATTCACTAACGACTTATGTTGTTGGTGCGAGAAAGCGAACTTGGGAGCATACTTGGAACTACCCAACCAAGGAAGAATTTGATGAGATTAAAGGCTTTTATGACCGACAAATTCAAAACCAAGAGCCAGTTAAATTAACTATTGAAGGAATGGAAAATGTGGTAAATGTTCCAGTCTATATGGAGCTTGGCAAGCGAGAAGTGGTGAGCTTTGATGGAATGGTTAAGCAAGCTGAAGTGAGCTTTACGGAGATTTAATAAATGCAGATTGTTAGTGAAAGGTTTAATAAGGCGTTTGCAGGCAGTATTGTGGCTTTGGATTGGCGAGCAAAGATGAGTTTTACTCGCAAAAAGAATGAATCGACTAATTGGTTCATTCTTGGCAAATCTAAATTAAACGAAACTGATATGTTAGCCACGCCAGAAGGAAACCCAGCGCAAGTTTGGGATGCTTTTCAGTATGATGATATTTCTGATCGCTTATTGGAAATGAGCGTGGAGCGTTCGGTTAAATTTCCGTATAATGTGCAGTCTGGAATAGCGGACATAAAGCTAAATAATTATGATGATTATTTCTCATTTTTCGAAACAACAAAAAAGAGCCCGATTGCTGAATATATTCTGCCAAAACGACCTTTGAGGCTTTATTTGGGTGCAAAAAATGTAGGAACGGTTCCAGTTTTCGTTGGGAATACTGAAAAAATACCGACTTACAACAATGATAAAACGATTACTTGGTCTGCGTTAGATTTTTTGAGTGATATTGCCGAGACAAAAATTAATCGAACTGTTATGTTGAGGGATGTTTCAACCGATGCGCTCTTGAAAGAAATATTTAAACAATACGGAATGGATGAAAACCAATACCGTATAAGTAGGGGACAAAATATAATTCCATTTGTCTATTTTAAAAATGATAACGATGTTAGCACGATATTAAAGAATTTGGTTCAGGCCGAGAATGGTTTATTGTGGCTCGATGAGCAAGGGATAATTCGTTTTGAAAATCGCAGTGGTAATTTGGATAAAACGCCAGTAATGACATTTAACGCAAGTAATATTATTGACATTGAAACAGAAAAAGCCAATGATGTGGTTAATTATGTTAGCATTAAAAGTGATGTGCGAGAAGTTCAACCTCTGCAGCCAATTTTTAGTGCGGAAGGTAAAAATGAGTGGGTTATTCAGCCTAGAGCTAGCTTATCGATATGGCTAACGCTTGATGACCCTGCATGGAGCGTTCGTCCTATCTCGGTTGGCCAAAAAACTGGTGAAAGTTGGGTGGAATTTAAAAAAGGCGATAAAATCGACAATTCAGGCATTCAATTGAAAGGTGAGCTTTTTGCTGATGCCTACAAATTGACAGTTAATAACCAAGGAGCAAGCCCTTCGAAAATATCAAAAATTGAGCTATGGGGCGAGAGCGCAAAAATCGTAGATACCATTAAATATGAGGCTTTTGACCGTGAGAGTATGGAACGCTACGGTAAAAAAGCGATCGAAATTACCGACAATCCATATTTTGGCAATTATCGTAACTGCGACCTTTTTGCGACAGATATTTTAAAGAAATATGCTAGTTTTTCGCCAACAATTTCAATGAAAGTTAAAGGTAATCCAGCCCTACAATTGGGAGATGTTATTAGTGTGAATTACAAAGATAAAGGTGACTATTTGGTGACAGGTATTAAGATGAGCCTAAGCGATAGTGGTTATGAAACAACTATAACTGGAAAACCACATATTGTTTCGAAATCATTTATTTTGGATAAGTCTATTTTGGATGGAAAGGATCTATTGGCGTAATGGCGATTGAAAAAAATATTGAATTTCAGGGCGACAGAGTGGTAAATTCGCTGGGTGGAAATATAAAACTAAACCAGACTACGGGTGAGCTGATTGTGTCAAAAAATGGAGTGATTTTGACCAAAATCAATAAGGACGGCTTTGTTTATTCGGAAGAAAATGGCACTCGACGAATTTTAATTGGAAGGCATCCTAAAACTGGGGCTGTGGGTGAGTGGGTTAGCGTGGCTGGTGAAGATGTGATTGAGATTTTAGAGAATGAAACCTAATAAATTTATTGATCGAAGTGAATTTATTAAACCTGTTATAGTTTTTGAATATAACGGTAGCTTTATGAGCAATATTAAAACTTTTGATATTGAGCATAACCTGCCGTTTGTGCCATTGATTATGGGCGAGTATAGTTTAAATAGTGATTTTTCGGATGCTCGAGATTTCCGTTTTTGGACAAGTGGAGATGAAAACTTTCTTGTGGGCGCATTAGAAAAAACTATTCGGTTTGCTATTCGAGGAGTTGATCCACCGCGAAGAGTTTATGTGCGTTTGATTGGTATTGCTCCGCCTGATTATACTGGAGAAGTGGCACCATTGAAACGAAGAATATTAAATGATTCGAGAAATAGAAGCTTGAAGATTTTAAACTTTGGAACATTTAGAGGTGATATAGTTGTTAAGCATGATCTAGGCTATTTGCCAATGGTTTATTTTTGGGAAGAAACAGTTATTTTTAGGAAAAATAATTCATCTATTCTTGACTTAGAAAAATGCTTGAGACCAAGTAGCCCTGTTAACAGCATTAATAATAACGAAGTTCATATATCTGGAAGAGGTGATGGAAAGGGCTATTATGCTATTTTTGGAGATGCAATAGATGAAAGTTAATAGTTTTGTTAAAAATTCTGATTTCTGGCAGATGTCACTTGATGGTGAAAGTGTTGCTTTAGATTTTAGCTTGCCAGCTGGAGATTTTGCGAACGGATATAAGACTAAAAGGGTTTTTCCTGGTAGGAACCGCAAAGGTTTGATTATCGACCACTACTGTTTTAATGGACAATGGGGATCAGAAAATGAGTATAAAATTAGCTCTAATGATTCAATAAGGAATGTAATATATTTTGAGATAATTAGGCATGATGATGACATTATTGTTACAGCTGAATATATGGAATTTACGGATGGAGAGGGAAGCCGAAATAATCAAACGATATTCTCGCAGAAGGTGGATGTGAAAATTAGGCTGAACTTCATTAAGAATAATTGGTGATGCGGTTTTATCACTCGACTATTTATTTTTAAAATATGGGTAGATAGAAAATTACAATTTAAAGGAGAAGCTGAAAACTAATATGCAAATAACAGTTGGCGAAATCGGGACTTTTATTGCTTTTCTGGTAGGGCTGATTGGTGGAGTTTTGACACTCTTTCGGCACGCTAAAAATGGCCTGAAAGAAATGCTAAAAGGAGAGTTTCAAGGCGTAAACAACCAGATAGCAGAGATCAAAGAAGATGTGAAAGAAGTTCGTGAAATTGGTAGGAATAATGCCAAAAATGGCAAGCGAAATGAGATTTTATTGATGATAAACACTCAACCTGAAAAGGTCGATGAAATTGAGCGAGCGTTCGAAGAATATAAAGCATTAGGAGGTAATGGTTATATTGACAGTTTAATCGAAGCTTGGCGTGAAGAATACGAAAAAGACTTAATTAAAGCGAGAATTAAAAGAAAGGAGAAGAAATAATGGACAAAGTAATTGAATGGTTTCAGCAACGGCAAGGCAGAGTTAGCTACTCAATGATAAACAGAAACGGAGCAAACTCTTATGACTGCTCAAGTTCAATTTATCACGCCCTAATTTACGCTGGAATTTTACCGCAAGGCTTCCGCATTGGCAACACTGAAACAGAGTTCGTTGATTTACCGAAATTCGGCTTTCAACGGATTGAAGCAGATGCAAACGGCTATATCGCAACCCAACGAGGTGATATCTTCATTTGGGGTAAACAAGGGTATACATTAGGTGCGAACGGACACACTGGAATTTATCTTGATAGCGATAATATCATTCACTGTGCTTATGCATATAACGGTATTCATACCGATAATCACGATGACCTTGCGCGAGCGAATAATACTCAGTATCTAACAATTTTTAGATATACAGGCAAGCCTCAAAATACACCAGCACCAGCTCCACAGCCAGAAGCTATTGATGATGTAATCAATATCGGCTCGCACTTTAAGATTGATAAATCAATGCGAGTGGCGGAAGTTAATATTCATGAAGATCGAAGAGAGCTAAAAATCGATGCTCTTTGTCCAAGAGGTTTCACTTGGGCAGAAAATGGTATTCCAGCTAACTGGGCAGTCAAGGTTGATAGCGATGGTTATAAAATCGATGGTGAAATTAACGCAGGTGATTTGGTTAAAATTCAAGGTGCTTTTGTCGCTCAGGAAGTGGTTCAAAATGACGGAATGTGGTTTGCGCGAGTAAAACGTGATGGTATTGATGTTTGGATGGAATTGACACCAGTATCAGAAGTGTCAGCTGGTGATAAAGGAACGATTACCGAATATCGCCCAGCTCCACAGCCGGTTGAAGAACCAAAACCAGCTGAGCCAGTTGTGGAAAACCCTGCGGAAAACCATATTGCTGATGTCAGCAAAATGGTCGAAGATAAGCCTAAACCAGAAGAAAAACCAGCTGAAAACCAAGGGTTAACAGTCCAAGAAGAGGAGAAAAAAGATATGTCGCACAATTTAGAAAATAGCGGAAATGCTGAAAATTCTAAAAAAGCAGAGAAAAAGCAGTTAATTCAAATTAATGCAAGACCATTAACAGAAGGAGAGTTAAAAATGTTGGAAGATTTACAGAAAAATACAGTTGAGAACATCGCAAATACGGATTATGAGCCACGAATTAGCGAAAAAGCTAAAACAACAGTCTATTTTATCGCTGACCTTGGGATTTTGACAAATATGCTAATTGCAACAATTTGTGTAATTTTAATTCCAAACGCCACGAAAGAGATTTTGGCGATTAGTGGCGCAATCGCTACAGCTTTTGCGGGACTAAAGCCAATTTTCAAGTTAGGGGCTAAAAAATAATGGCTAAATTAACTTTACCGCATCCAAATAAGGATTTTGTGCCACTATCTCCACTAACGGCACAAGAACTTGATGAAATGGTGGCTAATAATAAAGCGGTGGCTGATTTTGCAAACGGCTTAGCAAGTGGAAAAAATATTGATGATAGTTCTATTGAACCAAATAAACTCAAACAATCTAACGTTCAGATTATTCAATCTGGAAATTTAGCTACTCAATATAAAACACAACAAGTTCACACGCAGTGGTTTGATCAGGAATATTGGAATTCTAACTTCTTCCGCCAAAGGAATGAAAAGACTAGAATTGAGTTTCCTAAAGCATTTAAAAATCCACCAGCTGTGGCGGTTCAGATCTTGAACACGGGGATAATTCCGCTGACTGTGTTTAATACAGAGGCAACTACGACTTATGTGGAGTTTAAGATGGTATCTATAGCAAGAATCAATCAGGAGCTTGATGTTACTGCTTCGGTGATTGCAACAGGAGAGTTGGCTTAGTTGTAATTAATAAAAGCTAAAGAAATAAAAGTTTACTAATTTAATGTTTTCTAAAAAACCGCTGTTGAAGCGGTTTTTATTTTTTTATTGCTTAGCATTTTTTTAATGAAAAGTTTGACTTTTGAGAAAATATAATATATAATTAAAAGTGATTAGTACAAATATCACTAAAATCACTCCACGTCGCGGTAAAACGACGATATTGGAGTGATTTTTCTTTGAAAATAAATACTTCGAATTTTACTCTAAAATAACAATAGATGGAGTAAATATGAAAAAAATAACAATTATTCGCGATGATTTGCGAAATTCAAAAATGCGTGAAGCTCTTGGCGATGCAACTAAATTTATAGATGGCAATAGTTTTTTGCCGATGTTTCGAAATCGCCAGAAGAATTTTAGCAAAGAGTTCGAGGCGAGCGTGAAAATGATGAAAAATGCGTCTTTTGCGGGTAAAATTAAAGATAAAAAGGGTTATTTTGCGAAAATTTGGAGTAAGAAAAACCTTGAAAAAACTTTAAAAATAATGCGAGAATTTCTAAATAGACAAATTTCAAAATTAGCTGAAAAGCGAGAGCGGAAAAAACAAAATGAATGCGATGAAATAACCTCGAAAAGCTTTAATAATTCTAGCTACGCTAAATTTCAAGCAATGAAACATAATTTTAATTTAAGTTAATTTACAACAATTTGACAAAACTATAAAAACACTTTGTGGAAGTGTTGTTTGTTGCGTTTTAGCTAAATTATTATATAATATTTTCTAATATCTGTAAAATATAAGGAAATAAAATGTAAATTTGTAAAATATTAAAACATTGAACGCAATTTTTATCAATAGAAGATTCTGAAATGGAGGGGAAATTTTTAGCAAATTTTAACGAAGTTTAGTTCTATATAGAATTTCTGTTTAATTCTTTTTAATTTTATATAGAGCGAGAGGAGATGAAATGATTAATGAACAAATTGAAACATATTTAAATTGGTGCGAGAATATCACAAACTTAACAGAGCAAACAATTGGAACGAAGAAGTTTATTTTGCGGATATTTGTAAAGCAGACGATGATTGATGATATCTTTGAACTTGATTTGGAGACTTTTATTGAGTGGAAAAATGGGATGCTCTCGGGCAATTTGACAGGTAGGACTTATGGCGTGGAAACAATAAACACACGACTAAAAACTTTGCGGTGCTTTTTGAGGTGGGCAGTGGAGTATTATGAGAGAAAACCAAAAATCAGACCGATTATGATTCAGAAAATTAAATCAGTAAACAAAACACCAGATTATATCTTTTATCGTGAGAATGAAATTAAATATGTTTTGAAAAGTTCACCAGAGTTCGAGAAACTTTCAATTGCTTTGTTGTTCGAAAGTGGTCTACGGATTTCAGAATTTCGAAATATTAAGGTTGGCGATATTGATTTTGAAAAGGGGAGAATTGCGATAATTGGTAAAGGGCGAAAGTTTGGCTATGTTTATTTTTCGTTCAGAACCAGCTTAAAACTTGAGAATTATATTGCTAAAAATGGACTTTTCGACCACGATTTCTTATGGAGAAGCCCTGCGAGCGCTTCTGGACAACCTTTGACTGTAAAGGCGATCCGAAAGCGCTTAAAACGGCAATTTGAACGATGCGGATTTAAGAATTTTCACCCGCACCAACTTCGACATTCTTTCGCGACTAATTTAGCCGAACGGGGTGCAGATATTTATGAAATTCAGCAACTATTACGACACGCAGATATTCGAACGACTCAAATTTACCTTCATCACCTTCAAAATAAACTTGGTAATTCTTATCGAAGAATTTTCAACGAAGAGATTTACTACTTTAAAATACCTTTTTCAGAAAAAACTTATGTTTAGGTATTGACTTTTTAGCTTGGGTATGATATTATAGGAACATAAGACGCAGAAAGCGTTAAGTAAATGAAAATATGGACTTTTATCACTGCTGATAAAGTCTATACACCCAAATACTCTTATTAGTTGGCAGGGTTCTGGTCCTGGCATTCGGGGGTTCGAATCCCTCCATCCCAGCCAAGATAAAATGTTTATTTTAAACGCTTTATCTTGGCTTTTTATTTTTGATAATATATTGATGCAAATTTATTTTTACAAGATATGCCTCTTATTTAGAATTTTTAATAAATATTAAGGAATATATTTTTTTAAGATTGAGATAAGATAAAAAAATCACTAATCTTTCGAAAAGTGATTTTAAATAATTTCTTTTGGTGATCTTACCGGGAATCGAACCCGGATTGCCAGGATGAAAACCTGGTGTCCTAACCGTTAGACGATAAGACCAT